GCTTCGGTATAGCTTGTTTTATATCCGAATACATTGAATCAAAAAGAAAAAACCTATGAACAAAGATGAAATGTTGGAACAACCAACCCCGCCAAAAATTACAAGATTAGAAGTAATTAACCATGCAAAGAATGACCGCCCAGTAGGTAGAATATTAACCTTATATCAGGAGCTTGGTGATTTCAAATCAATAGAATTATCATATCAAGACGGTGGTAAAACCCTTAAAATCTTTTTAGATTAGTCATGAAAGGTAGTATTTTTACTACCTTTTGTACGTTCTGATGTACAAAATGTGTCATAAAATGCACAATTTGATGTGCTTTTGTCCGGTATTATACAAGTAAAATGCATGGATTTTCAGAAAATTTCATGCAAAAACAATAAAAAATGATAAAACTAATCCTTTTTGCCGTCTACCTTATTGCATTATTTTTCTTTGTGAGAGATATGTGCAAGGCTCCATTAGTAAAAATAGATGAAGATGATGTGTATTAGTGCTTAACTATTAGTTGCTTCTTGTCTATGAATTTGTAGATAAACTCAGCTATGTGTCCTGATAACCATGCTCCAGCTTCATCATCTATAATACCTCTATCACTTTTTATTATGTTTACCATGTGATAATTTTCATGTGATAGGGTATTGTGGCTTAAATACTTTTGTTCTATAATCATGTAATAGACATCTATGTCTGGGGTGATAACTGTACCTTCTGCATCTCCTTCAAACATCTGCCCCATTTTATGCTTTTTGTATACTTTATTAGCTTCATTGATTAATGAATCTGTAATAATAAGTACCACTTTGCAACCATAGGTAGATATTTTCAATGTAGAAGTTAGTTTCATTGGTCATCATTTATTAGTCTATTAATATACCAAACTGCCTTTTTTAAATCTTCCTTACCGCCTTTTCGTTTCCACCTCCAAAGATACTTAATTGCGTTACCAGTAGCAAATGCTTCTTTACCATCTAATCCTTTAACTGCTTCTTCAATAGCATCTATACACTCTATATTACCGGCATTGTAATGCGCTGGATGGTCAACTTTCTCCATTATAATATTTTACCCTGAAATATACGTTTATTTTTAAATTCAAAATCCTCTCCGTTTGCATCTAAATCTACTTCTGCAAAGCCGTGATTCCATTTATTCAATGGCATATAGGCCGGATGAAGTTCCGATAAACATCCGAGTGACCAAGTGGTAACCATTTTACCAGAAAGAGTAGGTTCGGTATGCTCACTTGTCTGATGGTTATGCCCCTGAAAACAACTAACTTTAGATTTTAGAAAAAGGCCTCGTGCTGGATTAACAGGAGCGGATATACCACCAACATATTCGTGACCGTGTATACCCCAAAGATTATTTAACTTCATAGGTCTTTTATCTCCTATAACCTCAATACCTCTAGCTCTTGCTTTAATTATATTTTCAAATTCAAATTCTTCGATACCTACAAGTTCACCTGCTTTTTCGTGGAGAAAATGTTCATATCTTTCTTCATGATTGCCAATTTTAAAATAAATCTTGCAATTTAGCTCCTTCTCAAATACATCAAACAAGGCTTTAAAGGTATCGAGTTCTAGCTTGAAGTTTCGTTTCTTTGGGTCCTTAATAAATCTGCTAAGTCTATGGCAGTCTATTGTATCTCCGTTCAATAATAAAGCATCTGGCTTACTTTTCTTTAAATAGTCAAGCGCAGCAGTTATGCTTGCAATATTGTGGTAAGGTACGTGAATATCAGACAATATAGCTACTCGCTTGTGTCCTTTAATCTCATAGGGTGCAAAGTCCGTTTCATCGCTGTCAGGCAATTTGTACGGGTTTTTTGGTCTTTCTGGCATTTGTGTTATTGTTTTAAATTTTTTTAGATTGGCTCCCACCTTACCTTCTATGTACCTTAAAAATACTCTAGCATTCTCTACGTCCTTAAATGTAAGGTTATTTTCAGCATACATTATTCTAGCTAGTTTCAGGGTAGGCATATCCCACCCATACTCCTCTCTATACTGTCTTGCTATGTCTGATTTATTCATTATGATTTAAAGTATAAATCCGCTTCTGCCTTTCTTCTTCTTTTTAAGCCTGCTAATTCTTTACCGCCAGCACGTACCCACTTCATAAATTCTGCCCTAATTGTTTCATCAGAAGGATTTGTGTTTACTTTTTTAAGTAATGTACTATTTTTTAAATTACCAACTCCTACATTATAGGCAAACGAAACTAAGGCTGAAAAATTGTTTTCGGTTAAATCTTTTTTTATTAACGGCCTTACTTTATCTGAAAAGTCTTTAGCTATAATTTCAAATAATTCGTTAGCACGCTCTTGAGTAATTTTATCTCCCGGCTTTACTTTTGTACCATCTTCATAAAAAATATTTCCAAAACCAACAGTCCAGTGCCCTGCACTGCATTGATATGCATTTAATTTACAACCCTCAAATGATTTAATCAAGCTTTTGCCTGCTTCGTTTAAGTTCATTGGTGCATTATTTATCTTCTTTCTTTAATGCTTTTTCGTATGATGTAAATCCAAGTGCGGCTGCCGCTAATCCAGCTACTGCCCAAACTAATGCATCAGATGGACTTTTATCAGAAACCAAAGCTCCACATAAAAATGCAGAGCAAACAACACCTACCAATCTTTTGCTTGATGCTTCTCCGTTGCATGATATGAACCCTGAAGCCCAGCTAAATAGTTTTTTCATGTCAATAGTATTAATAACATTACCGCTATAATAAACCCTAACATCCAAACAAACCCTTTGATATTATGATTTATCTGTTTCATTTTCTAATCTTTTCGTAAATATAAATTACAAGTACGGCTAATAAAACAAAAAACAAAAACTTATAAAAGTTATTTGCCATTGTCTTTTTATCTTTCTCTACTATGGTTTTTTTGATTTCTTCTGCTTGTGAAATATTAGCAGAGTCTGCTTTCGTTAACTTAGCTTCGGATTGTTTTTCACGTGTGCCAGTTGTCCATACTTCTGTGTATTTCGGTATAGTAATAATACTATCTTTAGTTACCCAAAGGGTATCGTAGTATGTTACTGTTTTTGTGAAATACTGTTCTTTTTCAATAACTTTAGTTACACTATCATAGAAGGTTACACGCACTGAATCAATAGTACGATTTACGGTACTATCCATTCTTTTCTCGTTCTTCTTAACTGTTGCGCAGCTACAAAGGAAAAGTAGTAAAAATGCTACCTTTCTCATTATGCGTCATGATTTTTAATGTTCTTCGTTTTCTTATGGTAGTATCTAATGGCAAATATACCAGATACTATAGCCACCAAACCGGCAGCTAAACTTACAAATGGTTGGATAGCGCTTATTGTTACGGCTGCTCCAGAAATGCTAATTAGTGTAGCGATGTCGGCTTGGTGACTGTGATTTGTCATTTTCTTGTTATTTGTCTACTAATTTTAAAAAAACAGGATAAACTTCTTCTGTTTCAATAGACTCTAGTGTATCAGGGGTAACATCTGTTGACCACAAGCTAACCACGTCTATTTCTTTTTCAGCCTTTAGCAAATCCAAGTACTCTTTATTAAATTCTTCCATTTTTTCTTTAGGGATGAATCTTTCTTCTCCTTCCCCTTCGCCAAACTTGTCAAAAAGCTCCTTTTTAGACTCATCTAGCAACTTTACTTCCGCTTCTACTACTTTGTTAAGCCTTTGGAAATAAAGCTTGTTTTTCATGCTTGTTTTTTGTTTTAGAAGTCCATTAGAAACCACGGTAGAAACACCATCTTTAGTGTAAGTCATACCATTTAATTCATAATGCAGTTCTACGATTTCATTCAGGTTCAATTTCATAAAATATGTGTTTTGTCAAAAATAGTCAATTTTAATTAAAAACTACAAAACTTGTCCACTATTTTCTGACGGAAGCCACGGTAACGGGAGGGTGATTTCCACAGGGTTAATCTGTAGGGCGATATTAGCCTCTAGGCTAGCTTGCATAGCTCCCATTGGCAATATCTCCTCCAGCCATGAAATTACTTCGGCTTCAGTTACATCCTCGTAAGGAACGAAGTTCTGAGGGTTAGGTTGAGCTACGCTAGATGCACCATAGGTTTCTGCAAACCATGTTTTATCCCCATCTACTTGTGTGGCTTGGTAGTGCCAATGTATTACATTGATTACGTTTGGTAATCCTTCTGATTCTACAGCGCAGTTAAGCTGGCTGATGACCCATTGAAAATTTGTCATTCTTATTTATTTAATTGTGATTTCAATTCGTTGATTTGGCTTTGCTGGTCTTCAATCTTAGCCATAGCTTCTTGAAGTACTTTGATTGTAGCGTGATGCAAGTCAGCCGTATAAATAGATTTTAAAGGAACTCCGTCTTTTGGAGTATCTCCCCACCCGTCTACATCTACAAACTCAGGAGCAACTTTTTCTACTTGTTGAGCAATTACACCAATATTAAAGTCATCGTGTGTTTGGTCTTTGTATTTAAACTTAACCATTTCAATAGCTTTAAACTTATCCCAATAAGAATCTAATGGAGTAATATCTTTTTTAGTTCTAATGTCTGATAGGTTTACATCATTTGCTTGATAGTTTGCTAAACCACCATTTGAACGAATTATAGCTCTTACTGTTAAACCACCATCTCTACAATATAAAAATTCATTTCCTGTATTATTAGGACTTGCTCCTGTATATGTAATAAACATTCCATAAGGAGAAGATGCATTAGTATTTGATAAAATTGAAACCCAATCTGCTGCTGATTGTCTTAATTCGTGATATACACCTGTGCTTCCAAAATAACTTCCATCATTACTTGCCTTTAAATAACCCCCACTTGTGATGCGCATACGTTCGGTATTGTTGGTAGCAAAAACAGTTGGGTAATTATTATAGTTCCATATATAGCTTATATCTCCTGTATGCCCAACATAAAAACCATTTGCCGCACCTGTTCCTGTGTTTGCAGTTTGATAAATAGTTGCTGCATTTGAGCCGTATATTGTTAATCCAACATTTGATGCAACTGTATTTCCAATTACTACATTCCCCCCACTTGTTATGCGCATACGTTCGCTTCCACCTGCGTTCATTATTAATGCTGCACTTGATGTTAGAGTTCCATTTGTTCCGTCTGCTTCTAATTGTATATAAGCCGAACCTGCTCCTAATCTTGTTGCTCTTATTATTCCACCACCTGAAGCATCTACTTGTAAAGCTACACTTGGTGATGTAGTACCTATACCTACGTTACCGCCTTGTGCTTGTAAATAGTTATTGCCACCATTACCACCTAAATAAGTTGTAACATTATCAGAATTATTATACAAAGCAAATTCTCCGTGTTGTGCGCCACTTGGCGATAATAATATTCTTGTAGCTCCTGAACTATTTGTTATTAACAATCCACTATTAGATGCACCTTGTATTTGTAATCTATGCGTTGGTGACGTAGTGCCTATACCGACATTGTTTCCACTAGATGTTCTAATTATTCTCATAGCTTCTGAGCGTGAACCAGCGGCAGAAGCATAGACATGAAATGCTAAATCACCTGCTACTCCTGTTTGTGGAGAATATACAGACCCTATACCCGGAGCTGAATTATAGTAAGAAGCGTTATCAAAGTTTGTATCTCCCAAGTAAATTTGAGCACCACCAGAACCACTGGTATTATGATAAGCTCCTATTCCTCCACCAGTTACTTGAAATTTAGACTGTGGCGATGTAGTACCTATACCTACTGAGCCGCTTGTATTAATATACATTCTGTAAGATGAAACTTGATGGTCATATATACCGAATGCGTGTGAGCCTCTATCATTGATTGTAGAAAAATCGCCTGTATCTGTTCTATATCTTATGCTTACATCTGAACTTGTAGTTGGACTACCTACAATAAATTGTGTTGCCGTTACACTACTTGAGAATGTAGCTGCTCCTGTAGAGGCTAAAATAAAATCTGGTGAATTAAAATTGCCCTGACTAATAAAATGTATACCAGAACCATTAAAAACTTCCAATTTACTTCTTCTTGAAGTTGTTGAAAATGCAGAATTAATATATTGTACCCCACCTGTTGCAGAACCATTTTCAAAAAACCTTAATCTTGAAAATTGTGAAGTAGAAGTTGAATCAATATTAATATCTGCTTGACTTGAAGAAAACCTACCCGTACCTGTTACATCAAGTTTATATGTATCATTAGTATTTCCTATTGATAAATTACCTGAAGCGTTTAGGCGCATTAACTCTCCATTTGAGTTAACCCATCTAAATACACCGCTTCCACTATTAATTTGGTAAGTTGAAGTTGTATTATCTGATAAGTACCAAAAGTGTTGTTGAGCACCATTGTCCATTCCTATACCATTAGATACAGAACCTACTCCACCTGTAACAACAAATAACTTAGCACTTGGACTTGAAGTTCCTAATCCTAAATTGCCTGAAGATGTAAGATATAATCTTTCTACTCCACCTGCTAATAAATACAAACTATTGCCAATAGAACCAAAACCTTGATTATCTATTACTGTACTACTTGCATCACCAAAATACATTATTGATGAAGTGCCTGTACTTTGTATTTGAGAAGTTGCAGCACCACCTAAAACGTGCAATTTTCTTGAAGGGGAAACACCAATTCCAATAAAACCACTTGCCTCTTGTATTACACTATTCCCTATTGTACTTGTACCTGTAAACTTAGGTAGGTAGTTAGTAGTACCTGTACCTCCAACAGGGTTGGCAGGTATCTGACTTGTTAAAGCCAAAGTACCTGTAGCACTCGGTAAAGTATAGGTGTACGTGCCGTTGGTTATTGTTGAGCCTAAAGTTAATTGACCACCAACAGACAATGCACTACTTATTCTTGCAGTACCTTGAACATAAAAGTTTTCACTCCCTGCACTATGCGAACTATTAAAAGGAATAATAACCTGATTTACACCAACTATCATCCTAACTCCTGCTCCTGCTAAAACATTTAGCTGATTGTCCGAATGAGAGTATTCAAAGCCTCCATTGTAACTCTGTGTTCCTGTTGTTCCATAAGCAAAATGCAAGCTACCAAAACTAGATGAGCCACTATATACAGTAATACCCTGATTGCCTGAGCCACTTCCAACTACCAATGGTAAACCATAGGCATTAAATCCTGTAACAGTTGTACCTATTGCTACAACAGAACCGTTATCATATATTAAGCTATTCCCAATAGTGCTTGTGCCTGTAAATTTAGATACATAGTTTGTAGTACCTGTGCCACCTACTGGATTAGAAGGTATCTGACTTGTTAGAGCTAATGTTCCCGTAGCTCCCGGCAAAGTATATGTATAAGTTCCATTTGATAAAGTAGAACCTAAAGTTAAACCACCACTAAGCACGGCGTTACCGCTTGAATCTAAACTCATCTTTTGGGTAGCAGTTCCTGAGCCAAAACCAAACAATATCTTTCCATTGTTCTGGTTACCAATGGTCATATCTCCTGAAACAGAACCCTGTATATAGTTATTAGCACCGCCCGACATTGCAATAAAGCCATTAATTGTCGCACCTGTAGCAGCATTAGTTAATCTTACAGATGGAGCAGTACCTACCAATTGTAGTTGGTCATCCGTTCCCCCTGTATTAATTACAACTTTTGCAGTAAATGTTTTAAGAGCCGTAATGGTCTGAGTGGTATCAGTAGTAACATAGTTACCTGCTGGTTGCTTACTATTAAACGTAGTCCAGTCTGTAGAGCTTAAATAGCCATTTTGAGAACCTGTAGCCACTTGGATAGAGAAAGCCCCAGTTCCACTATTATATGCCAATGGTGAGCTTGCGGATAGCGAAGAAAGGGTAATAAAGTTTGCACCGTTAGTTAGCTGACTTGTATTGGTTGGAATTGTAATAACACCAGTAGTATTATCATAAGCTCCCGAACCTGCCGTAAAGCTTAATGCAAGTCTTGCTCTTGAGTCTAAGTAGTATAAATTAGTACCTTCTGCGATATTAGAAGTAGTCAAACTCACCGCTCCTGTAAACCCGTTCACCGAACTTACTGCGTCTGTATTGTCTACTTTATCCCATGTAGAGCCATTAAATATAGCCCAGTCACCTATTTTCCAATCGGTAATACCATTTAAGTTGGTAGAACCAGCTACATCTACTATGTAATAGTACCCTTTAGTTCCTACAGAACTTGTTAGTGTAGGGGTGTTTGTAGATGCGTTCCATGTGCCTTGATAAGTAACACCACCTGCTAATCCTGAGATTTGGTTTTGTACCTTACCAAAAGCCTGTAATATAGAATCAGTAGCAGCAATAGTGCCACCACCTGTTAAATTTAATCCTGTAAGCAGCTTACCTGTAACCGCAGAAGTACTTAAAGTTACACTAGCACTACCCGGTCCTGAAGCAGTAGCCTCTCCTGTTAATGCAGTTATATAGTTTCCTGCTGCCTGTTTGTTATTAAAGGTATTCCAATCAGTGCTAGATAAGTAACCATCAGTTGACGTAGTAGCCTGAGATATTGAAAATACCCCTGTAGTATTACTGTAACTTAATGGAGCAGTAGCTGATAAAGCTGTTAAGGCAATATAAGAATTAGGGTTAGAAGCTAAATAGTAAGTACTATTATCATAACTAATAGTTGTGCCGCTAATCTTTACAAAACCAGTTCCGCTTAATGCCGCTTGTTTATTATTAAAAGTTGCCCAATCTGTAGAGCTCAAGTAACCATTAACCGAAGCTGATGCAGCTGGTATAGATATAGTGCCCGATGTATTTATCAATGGGGCGCTAAAAGTTAAAGCACCCTGCTTGTTATTGAAAGTGTTCCAATCGGTAGAGCTCAAATAACCATCGGTAGATGTAGTTGCTTGAGTAATTCCTATAGTTCCCGAACCTGTGATTGTACCACCTGTAAGTGGACCTGTAGTTGCAACACTTGTAACGGTTCCTACGTTCCATGTTCTGTTTGCAGAAATATCGTAAGCGGTTCCGTTGATAGTTAATGTAGTAGCTGCGTTTGCAGGCGTATATCCTAATAGTGTTCCAATAGTAGCAGACTTCCAAAGATTAGTAGCTGTATCTCTATATAAAACACCTTTATTAACATAAGGGGTTGGCGCAACATCATGCAATTCTTCTAATTCATAACCATTGTCAACCTTTACGTATATCTTACCGTTATTTGCATGAGCATAAACCACAAAACCAACAATAACTGTATGTGTAGGCGCTGTAGGTTTTACATTTGTAATAGCTCCTGCCGTAGTTCCACTTAAATACAGAGTATCACCATCTGACCAAGTTTCACCTTGAAGTGAACCAGTAGTATTAATTTTATTTACTAAACCAGAAACGGTAATAAATCCTTCCTGATTATTATCTATATTTTCAGTTACTAAACCTAAAGTATCTTTTGAGTTTGCGTCATTATCTGCTCTAGCTAGTCCTACCTGAAGTCTTTGACCTTGAGCTCCAATTATTTTTACAGCTTGGTAATTTGATTCTAATAAATTACCTCCTGTTCCATTTACTACCCTTGCTACTTGCTCTTGTCCAATCTGAAGTGTAACATTATTACCCATCAAACGCAAGTCCATTGTACCATCAGTAGAATTCCATTGCATCCTTCCTACCTGTAAAGCACCAGATGGTGTTAAATCTGCTTGAAAGTATCCTGAAGAAATTCCATATTCTCCTAAATCAACATTACCTGTAGCTCCCGTATATGGAACATATCCAGAAAGTGCACCACTATAATTAGGAATATTTAATGTACCTGCTATTAATGTCGCAGGACCACTGCTCCCTGTTGTAGTTAAAGTAATAGTTCCTTGCTTAGAATTAAATGTACTCCAATCAGCAGAGCTTAATAAACCTCTATTAGTTGCAGATGAAGTTGGAATATTTAATGTAATACTTCCACTTGTAGTAACGGGACTATTGGCAACATTCACATCAGTCCCTGTAGAACCAACTGTTAATCCAACACTTGTTACCGTACCTGCATCGGTTGCTACTTCTACAATACCATCTACGGCCTTTAATACACCGTTTAAATCTTTTATCTTAACATCACCGGTAAAAAAACCTTGTATTGCCATTTTAATATTTTTTTATTAGATAACTAATATTCTCACAAACTCTCCAGTTTGGAACGGAACAGTTGATGCAACAGTTAGTACTCCGGTATTAGTATCCCATCTAACTTGATTTCCTGTTGGAACTCCACTAAATATAATTTCACCAACATCAATACCACCTCTACTTGCATAAAGAAGAACTTTATCAATTGCTTCAGAGAATGTAATTGTTGTAGAACCTCCGCTTGCAAACTTAGAATATTGCTCGATAGTTCTTGTAGAACCTCCGCTACTTGGATTAACAACGATACCGCCTGTGCCAATAATTCCTTCTGCTTCATAAGCATACCCACCGCACATTCCATATACGTACTCTGTAAAACCAACAAGGTTGATGCCTGTGTAATTCACATCATCAACCCACTCTAAAATATCAGCTTCCATTTGCAATTTCTTAGGTAAATTAAAATCTGTTTCTTTACCTAATTCAATATCTCTTATTGCTAAAGATGCTGAAACTTTTGCTATATCAATAACATCTGCTGTAGTTGGCATTAGTAAACTAATTTAGGATTGTCAATAATGTATTTTGCTTTATTCAAACTTAATTGCGCAATAGCAATACCTGCGCCTAATGAAATTGCATCATCTGCTGCACGGATATAAGTATTTAAAGCAAACTTTGTAGAAAGCCAATTATCTCCATCCAATCTTTCAGGAGTAGATATTTGAGCTTTAGATAATTTAGTATTATAAATTTTTGCGTACGTAGAAAAACAATACGTAACAGTCTTGCTATATAGCACATTTGAGTTATCCCTCCATTCAACAGTGATGTTCAATGCATAATCTTTATCCAATACGTTAAAACTAATTGTGTTTCCGGTAGCTAATGACCATACTTCATAGTTGGTGGTTGTACCAGTTTCAACTAAATAAGTACCATCTGATTTCTGCATATATACCCTTCTGGTAGTGATAGCAGCATCAGAACCTGTACTTGTATCATCTAATATCAATAAATTAGGCGTTGATATAACCTGAGAGGCGGCAAAATTTTGTGTAAACGGCATAATAAAAAAGTTTACCAAAACTACCAAAAAAATGTTAAATAATAAAAAAAGCCCTACTTTTTTATGGTAGAGCTTTTTTATTATAATTTAATTAAATTTTAAGCCTTAGCTAACTCATTTAATTGCTTCTCGATATTAGCAAGAACTTCTTTACCATTCTTTGAAGTTTGGATAAATTGAGTCAATGCATCTGTTACATTTCCTCTGTCTTGTTTAGAGATTGTAGTGATTTCTTGAGAGCCCATTGAAACCTTACCGGTAGCCATATCAAATGAAATAATTTCATTATCTAAGCCTTGTCTTACGGCTGATTTAATGTCTTTAGAAGGGTCTGTATAAACTTTTAAGAACTCGTCTGGCTTAGAGCGAGCAAAGTTTGCAACCTCAGCTAAAATCACCTCATCATCAGTAAATTCATTCCAGTTAAGTGCA